GTGTGAATGATTATTTTGTTTTGGATGATCAAAATGAAGAAGATTTTGATGAATCGCGTGAAGGAACTGGTTATGTGTTGTATAATGGTTTGTGTGTTGTAGAATTACCTAAAACAGTGAAACAATTCAAAAATATGATTAAACATTTTGTGACTAGTAAAGACGAATTGAGAATGTCTTCTGCTGGAATAATTGTGCAACCCGCAATTGGTCCCGGTAGTACTGGAAATTTGATCAAAATGCAATCTGTAGCTTTTGCTACCTTTGAAGGATTGATTGTTGGTGCGACTGATACTACTTCTACTGTTGAAGTGGAAAGGTGTTGGGCGTACAAGGGTGTTCTTGGTAAGGGTATTTGTGGAAGTTTGTTGTTGAATGCTGATTCTGGAAAAATTATTGGTATGCATACTGCTGGTTCTCCTCAACATGATTTGGGCTTTGCTGAGCGACTTGTTTTGGAAGAGTGGAAAGATGTTGAAGATTCTTTTGAAATGGAAGTTTATCAACCAAATCTTGCGCCTGTTACTCTTGATGATCGAACACTTGAAGGTTCAGTTTTTGTATTGGGTAAAGTAGACAAAATTTATGCTCAACAGAATTCTGGAAAAACAAGAATCAAGAAAAGTACAATACATGGTGAATTTGAAGTGAAGACATTTCCTGCTCCTTTGGATCCTTACGATGAAAGATTGCCGCCTGGTTGCTCTCCTCTATATGATGGAGTTGCTATACATGGACATCCCCCTATTGAATTTCCACCTGATGTAGTTAAATTGGCTTGTGATGACTATGAAAATTTGTTAATTGCTAAGTGTAAACCTATTCGCCCTGTTTCAATTTTGAGCATGGAGGAGGCTATACTTGGCAATCCACTTATTGGATTGGAATCACTACCAATGGATACTAGTGAAGGATTTCCCTTATCAAAAATGCGCCCAAGAGGTTGTGTTGGGAAAGGATGGCTTTTCGATATTAAGAAGGATGAGAAAGGCCATGTTACATCGCTGAATATACACCCTGACCTGGAGAAAATCATGAGGGTCAAAGATGCTATGAGAAAGAGACGAATTAAACCTTTTACTGTTTTTACTGATTGCTTGAAAGATGAAACTCGACCGGATAAGAAATGTCGTAAGAAAGGAGGTACTAGAATATTTTCTATGTCGCCTGTTGATTTTACTATACAATCAAGACAAGTATTCGGTGATTTCATATTGGCACACAATAAGAATAGAATGGAAGTAGAGCATGCTATTGGTGTTAATCCTTATTCTGAGGAATGGACTCATATGTTGCGAAATCTGAAACGTAAGGGAAAGAAAATAGTTGCTGGTGACCATAGCAATTTTGGACCTAGAGCTCAAACTTTAGTGGCACATGGTTTGATTCAAGTGATTAAGAACTGGTATAAATTTTATGGTGCTAGTGAAGAACATTTGCTTCTCATTGAAATGATGGGTGCTGAATTGTTGAACGCTGTACATCTTGTTTTCGATATATTGTATCAGGTGATGTGTGGAATTGTTTCTGGTTCATTGTTTACCGCGAATTTCAATTCTATGATAAATTCTGTTTATTTTAGAATTGCGTGGCATATGATTACTGGACGTAGCTTTGCTGAATTTTACTTATTCCTGTGGTTGATAACTTATGGCGATGATAATATAGCATCCATATCAGATGAGATAGCGGAAGAATTCAATGTGAAAACATTGCATGAATTCTTTGCTAAATATGATATGGTGTATACCGATGTTTTTAAGAACGTGAGTGATGACATGATTCCTTATTGTGATATATCTGAAACTTCTTTCTTAAAGAGTGGTTGGAAAGAACATCCTCTGAAGAGTGGATATTATTTACCAACGTTGGAAATGGATAGCATTGAGGGACAACTCAATTGGATATCCGAGAATGGTGATGCAATGCGTAATACCATTGCTAATTGTGAGAATGCATTGAGGCAAGTTTTTGGACACGGAGAAAAAGTGTATAATGATTTGGCGCGACGCATACAGCTAGCCCTAGCTAAAGTGGGCGAACATTTTGTGTATAAGACATGGCGGGAGCAATATGTCGATATAGAAGGGGACTTCTACTGTCAGTATTGATTTCGTTTTTATATATTATCCATCTATGCAGATGCCGAGCTCTTAGTGAGCCCCTGTGTTGGATAACGTGGAATCTCACACGCATAACGAGAT